GCGCATTCTCGTCTAAACTCTTTTTTAATGTCACTTAATATCGTGATACCAACGAGTCTCATAGAAATCTTGATGACCACCACTGACATTACCAGTAGCATCATTTGTTGCACGAGTCATAACAATTACTGATTTGCCACTAAATTGTTTCGCATTAAAGTTCAAATCGTAGCCAACACTTCCTGTTGTACGATAGGCTGCGTTCACATCTGGTCTCGCTACTCCAGGTGCTTTTTGGCGTGCCAATTCTTTGCCAGTGGTCCGATCAATAATAAATACATATTGATACTTGTAGTTAGCGATATGCCAACCACGAGCCTTCAAGGTGTTTCCGATTCTCCCCCATTGATCAACATGAGCATGGTTTCCTTTGCCATCGTTCAGTACAGAATATCCTGAGCCTGCGGTAGTTGGATCTACAGGTTTACTTGGTGTCGGTGCAGGTTTGTTCTCGTTTGATTCAAAACCATACTTCACATCATGTGCAAATTGCGCTTGTGAGACACCGTGACTTGCTAAGTAGCCATACGGGTCCGTATGATCGCCCCACCAATTCGTAGAAATGTATTGGTGACTGATGACCCCTTTGCCGCCTACTGGACTGTCTACAGTAAGAGGAATATTAAACCGTTTCGCACTGTCACGAATTAATTCAATGTAAACTTTATAGTTCTGTTTAAAGAGCGCTGGATTGGGCGTTGCTTGCAATTCAATTTGTACTGGTGAATTCGCATTGGCATAAGAGCCGCCTCCGTATTGCACATAGCCGGGTTCACCAACTTGGTAGACAATACCGTCACCAACAATATAGCTAGTGTAGGCATTCATCCAATTGCGCTTCATAAAGGTAGCTTCGTTACGTCCTGTTGCGCTAGGATTTGCAGTATCGTGAGCAATAATGTAATTATGATTCGCTCTAATTGGACTGCCTTCATTCGCCCCTAAATTGAACTCGTTATTGATCGTGTAAGCAAACCCATTAATAGGCAATAAAAAAAGAGCCAGTAAAAGGCTCAGTAACGTAATTTTCTTTTTCATGTGATTCCTCCTATTTTTTCGAATTGTATGCTGAGACACCTGTAACTACTCCTAAAAAAGTAGCTACAGCATTAATTGTTAGCACAGTCATATCCGCGCCACCCCAACCGTATGCTTTTCCAAGTGTGCCAACTAAAACAGATGCAGCTGGCAACACTGTGAGAACCGCCCATTTAATAATTTGGTAATACTTGTCCGGTAAAATCATTTCAAACCCCCCTATAATTTCGTTAAGAAATAGCCTAATATAGTAATACCTAAACCGATCATGTAACCCCATGACCATTTATTGTTTGCTTTAATTTCTTTGATGTCATCAGCATTGTTGAGTGCAATAGAATATGCGTGATCCGCCACATCTTTCGCAGCATCCGCCTTCTCTCTCAATGCCTCGTAATTATCAAGTTTTGTTTCAATGCGCACTAAGCGCTCAATAACATCTTGTGCAGTATCATCTTTCAAAACTCCCCCGCCTTCCAACTAAATAATTAGCCCCGTTAAAAACGAGGATAAATTGTTACTCTGCCAATTCTGGCAAATCCATATCTACTAGAATCTCTTTCACTTGCTCGCGAATTAGACCTGGTACTTGTTCAATCGTCTTCTTGCCTTTAATAATTAAAGTCGCATATACTACGGCCATTTCTTCCACCTCCCTTCTGAGTAAATAAAAAGCAATCCTAATCCGCAGTTTCTGCATCAAGGATTGCTTGTACTTCATTTCTGATTGTTTTGGGAACTTCTTCAATAGTCTTCAGACCTTTCTGAATCAAATTGACATAAATATTTGCCATTTATTCAACCTCCTTATCTGCAGGAACAAGCATCTCATACACTTCTGCCAAAGCCAACTGTGTATCAGTTAACTGAGTTTCTTGTTCTTTAGCTTTAATCTTCAACTCTTCATTCTGCTTTTGAATAGCTTGATTAAGTGTTTCTATTAATTCGAGCTTTTCGTTAAAGTTCTGGGTTACAACTTCTTCCCAAACATTTTTTGCAAAATTGAAAAACTGCGACTGCGGATTCTCTAAATTTTGAATAGGTTCGACTTCCACAAATGGAATAGAAGTTGGGAAATCATCTGCTACCTCGTGTATTTCATATCCAATCGGATATAATACCTTGTAAATTAATTTCATATCACTCACTCCTACAATTTGTTTTTTGCCTTATATGATGCAGTTCCAACATACCAGATGCCTTTTGTTAACGTACTGTGCGCCTTGATTCCTTTCCCAACAAACTTGACGACTGCTTGAGCTGTTTCACTCCCAACAAAAAAGCTGAAATTCTCTCCAGGTTCAAAAATATCATCCACAATAGATTCAGCTACAATATTCATATCCCTTGTTAAATCCCCACTTGCTCTGACTTGGAAATTTGCATAGATATCTACATCATCACCGTACCGTTTGAAAACTATTGAGCCCGATTCAAGTGAAGAATTGTTGGTAGAGTTGGTAACAAAACGGATTTCGCCATTTTGAGAAAGTACGTTGTTTCCGCCAACTTGAAGTCCATTTGCAAAGTTCTTTATTCCTAAAACTGTTTCATTTTCCGTCAGAGATATGAATTTGTTTTTCGTCCACTGTGCAATCGATTGAAAAACACGAAGCGGAGTCATCGTTTTTGTATTGTCTTCACCTGCTTCTGCCTCTTCTTGAGTAGCAAGATTTTCTCTGTGATTGGCTGCGATCATTGATTCTATGACATCACGTGTAGAAACTCTTAATTTAAAACTAAGCTCAACATAGTCTATATATAACTGTGTTGCTAATGTTCCATCTGTCGGTTCTGAATAAGCAAGAAAATACATATTGCCACTATCACTCAAGTAAATTTCCAAATCACTCTGAGAAATGATTAAAGACGTTTTTTCTACAGTATTGGATTCATTAGTTACTAAGGAACCCCAATTATTTCCTCTATTATCGAAAGTGGTGTAATAGAATTTATTCCCTTTTTGAGATACACCCTTACCCCAAATATCACTTTGTATGTTTGTCATTTTGCTTCTAAGAAATGTTGTTTGATCTTTTAGAGTTGTCAAACCTTGTAGTTCAAAAAAATCTACTCCTAAATGTCTTATGACTTCTTCTAAAATTGCAAACTCAAATAGCGATTGAGCACGTTGGTTCGCTGTTTCAAGCAAAATCGCCATATAATTTTTATCAATTTCGCTCACGCTGTTATAACGTTCTTGCGAATAATCATTTAAAACTGTGGTAGGTGTTATTAAATTATTGTTCGCTGATACTCTAGCTTTATTCGGATTCTCGACCAAGCTATTAGTCTTTTTGTTCTTGAAATTAAGAGTAAAAGTTATCTCTGTTATATCTTTTCCAAGTATCTGGTAGATCACGTTTGCGGAGGATTCTGCTTTCGTGAATACGTCATTGTCATCAATCTTCTTATTTATTTCATCGATGCGAGCATTCAAATTCGTGTTAGCTGTCGTGATACTTTGTTCTAACTGAGTGATCTTACTTTGAGCTGTCGTAACGTCAGCAGTTAGACTATCTAGCAATGTTTTTGCTTCTGACTTAATCGTAGCAATCGTTTGATGATACTGATTCATGATCTCGCCGAAACCTTGCCAGTAATAGTCTTCTAACTCAGGAACATTCTCATCGATCGGTGATCGTTTAATATCAAACGTAAACCGTCCAGCGGTATCGAGTGAACGCGAATCAGGTAACTCAATATAAATTGAACCAGTGACACGCCCGACATAGCCTAAAATATTGTCTTCTAAAACAATCGACACAATTCCGTTTATCGCATCTTCGATTATCGCATGATAAATGTGGCGGCCGCCAACAAAATCTAAGCAAATTGGAACAATCGTTCCTTCGGACAACGTTTGATTAACATAATCCTTTTGCAGTTGAAAAAGCATTTTAGCGGTACCTTTGTCATGCGACCAGAAAACCACTCCAGTTGGAATAGGAGTGGTCGCCTCAGCTTGGATCACAATTATTTCTTCACTTGTTTTGAACAATTAGATCACCGACCCCTTTGTTAAAATCAATCCTCTTTCAATTGTTCTAGTATTTGTTGTAGCGATATTTAAATCACTTGGGATTCTTCCGGTGCCGTTCCAAACCACTAACAGTTCGCTATTTGAAGACCCTTTAATACCAGATACATTTACCTCAGCCATCCCTACTGCGTACAAGCACATCAATTGATTAATGAAAGTTGTATCTGACCCAATAGTGGCTTTCGAACTTCCTCCAACATAAATAGATTTGTGATTGGCAATTGACTTTGTATTCTCTGCAAACTTACATTTTGCCAAACTCATGTATCCGCCTTGTTCTTGATACAGCGAATACCTCGTATTACCTATAGACGGTGCATTTCCTTGATCTATAAATTGGATCCCTCGTAATTGAAGGTACCCAGTGCAATACATAAACGACATTGACCGAACTTTAACTGGACAATCAGTTGTTGACGGATCAAGATTCGTCGTATCTTGGACCGATCGAATATAAATACCACCAGAATAGATGTTTCTAAAGCGAACATCTTCTAAATAGGTTCCATCTTCAATAAGAATGGTCACTTGACTTGGTGTTAAAAGTGGTATCGTGTTTACTGCTGCTTGAATCGTTTTGAACGGCAATGCCTGAGTCCCATCAGCTGTGCTATTATTCCCTCGCTCAGTTGAAACATAGATAGTAAGTGTACCTCCATATTCGCCGAGTATTTTATCAAGCTTTTTATTAATTTCACCAATACTCACATTCTGATCTTCTAACTCCGATCGTGTCTCCGCCATATCTGAATCATGTGTACACTCAGAAGCAAGCAATCTTCCCTGAAGGGTATCGAATTGTTGTGCTCGGTTATTTACCCGTGCGTCCACTACTTCGTTTGGGGAATCGCCGCCCGAATGCAGGACTAAATTGTCAATTCTCTTGTCAACGACGTCAATTTTCTGATTTTGGTCACGTGTAATACCATTCAAAATATCCACATTATCGTTGAATGTTTTTTTCCATTCTGTTGAAATCCGATTTTTAATGAGTTTTAGTAGTTCCACTAAATCACTCCTTTCCTAGCTAAGTTCGCTAGTATTGATGTCATTGTTTTTTTTGTATTTGATAATGTGATTTCAGGCGGTTTATTAGGCAATGCAGGATACGTCTTAATTCCCACTATTTGAATATAAGTTTTGATATTTAATGGTTCGTAAATAAAAGGAACATAGTCTCCTTTTTGTGGAGTAATTCGCCATTTTAAGGTTACTGAGCCACTGATTGAAGGATAATCTTGTAAATCTTTTTTTAGTCGTTCCATCATGTTCCCAGCAACCGTAAAGCGCTCATCTTCCACAGGATCCTGAATACGGATGCCCCATTTTTCTGATTCTGGGGAGGTGTAGGTGATTGGAGAAAAGTAATAACTTCCATCATCTTTTTTCTTACCAAAACCTCTAATTTGAGTTTTTAGCGCATACGTATCAATATCAAACTTCACTGAATCAGTATTGTATTTATAGCGTATTTGTTCTTGAATTTGGTTTCCAAAATCTGAACGAGAATAGAATGTCATGCGTTTATTATCGGGTACCATTACCACATCATAATCGCTCATTATTTCCTCAATTAGTTTGAGGTAATTCGCATTTCCGAAATTTTCCTGTTCTACTCTCCCGATTTTCCCTAGAGGATTTACTACTTCCCATTGAAAACCCATATCCCCGGTAGCACCGTTAAAGACATGTGTTAGTAATTCATTAATAGCTCGAGTTCCTGATATCGTATTGTATTGAAACCCATCTTGAACTGTATAGAAGATGTGCGTTGCTGTAACATTTTTAGTTATCATTGATCCTAATCCACTAAGTTCCATTGACTTAATTATGAATTCTTGACCATTAAATATAACTGAGTTTTCATAATCAATTAAGTCAAACGTATAGCCATTTATTTCAGTTCTTGAAACATTGAAACTGACTTCCCAAGTTTCATTCTGTTGCCAATTTTCAACAAAAGAATCCTTGTCATAATCAACAAGGATTTCTTTCTTTGTCTTTTCATAATTTTGAATGATGATATCTGTCACCGTATCACCTACTTGTACAAGAAACGGAAATCCCATGACGATTTCACGTTTGCCACATTTTGTATTTCTATCTCATTAATGCCGGGAACTAATGTAATCAAACTTAAATTTGTATCGATTCCGCAATGGACACCATTTAGCTTAGGATACACGCGATCGATACTAACTGTTTGACCTAAGTTATTCGAAAAACTAGGATAATAAATAAACCGCTCGCCAGTCGTTCGATTGAATATTGCCGCATTGCCTAGTGACTCACCTTTTAACGTGATTTTCAAGTCATGCCCACGTGGATCAATCGTGAAATCTCCTGCATTGAACACTTGAAAACGACTAACTCCAAACTCGTATTCATAATCTGCAGATTCTAAGTTTTGAGAAAACTGCCACTCATCGTCCAACGAAAATTCAGAGAGTGTGGTTGAAAGTGATTCTGAACAGCCAGAAGGGACATCGAATGTAACTTCGATAGTTGAATAATCATTTTCTTCTTCCGTTAGTTCGAAATTTGACGGATTTACCTTAAACCGTTTTCCCGGACTTAATTCATGCGTTATATAAAATTGAAAACCAGGAAAAACAATTTGATGTAATTCTGTGATGATTAATTCTTTATCGTATTCATTT